GCGCTTATCACCCTACACTAGCGGCACAACTAGTAGATTATAAATTCGAGGATGAGGACATACACCAAGCGTTTGCTGATATGTACGGAGTAGATTATAAGAAAGCTAAAGAACTGACGTTTAAACAACTATATGGAGGAGTATTTAAAGAGTATAAAGAACTGGAATTCTTTAAACGAGTTGAGAAATATATAGATGATATAAGTAGGAAAGAAGAAGTTGTCTGTAAGTCTGGATATGTCTTTAAAACGGATATGAAAAAACAGAAACTGTTTAATTATATACTTCAAAATACGGAGACGTATTATAACGTACTTATTTTAGAGAAAATTATTAAAATACTTAAACATAGTAAAACTAGAATTAGACACTACACTTATGATTCATTTCTTTTAGACGTAGATAAATCAGAAAAAGACCTAATTAAGTCGATTTTAGATGTATTTAAGGAGTATAATTTCAATGTAAAAGTAGAAGCGGGTAATAATTATAATGCTTTGGAAAAGGTGTGATATTTATACGCAAACTACGATAATGAAAAATAAGTTATTTTGTACCTTTACTACCCAGGATGAATTAGAGAAAACGCTGGTAGAGGTAAAATCTAGCTACGATATACTATATAAAAAAATATTTGTGTTACATATAAAAAGTAACGATGAGTATGTTTGTACATATAACGTGGAGCCGAGCAGCATAGAGGAGATTTTACCAAATACAATATTAGTACATAGAAAAAAAGAATCCAACACCCTTTACACAATAAATGCTTTAAATGAGCTGATAAAATTATTGAATGGAGGAGTTGTTGATATACGATACAGAGTCAACTGGCAACACTATCGTAATACAATCCTACTCACCCAGCATAATGAGTTAAAACAGCTGAAAACAAAAATCCACCAGATTATTGAACTTTAATTTGGGGTCCTGAATTTACGTTCGTATATTTAGGGAAAGTTACATTTTAAAAATTAGTTATATTATGGATTTAAATGCAATTCGCAGTAAGCTGAACTCCCTGCAGCAAACAAACAAGGGAGGAGGTCAAAACAACACAAGTTTGTTTTGGAAACCGAGTATTGGTAAACAAACCATCAGGATTGTTCCCAACAAGTTTAATAAGTCTAATCCTTTTACGGAAGTGTATTTTCACTACGGAATTGGAGAACGCACAATGATTTCACCTATTAATTTTGGTGAAAAAGACCCAATCGTAGAGTTTGCGAAGCAACTTCGTACAACAAGCGATAAGGAGAATTGGCGTTTGGCTAAGAAGCTTGATCCTAAAATGCGTATCTTCGTTCCCGTTGTTGTTCGTGGAGAAGAAGAGCAAGGTGTTAAGTTGTGGCAGTTTGGTAAGAATACTTACCTAGAATTCCTATCACTTGCTGATGATGATGATATCGGAGATTATACCGACATTCACCAAGGCCGAGACATTACAGTTGATACTGTAGGTCCTGATGTTACAGGAACTGCTTATAACAAATCATCAGTTCGTGTCAAAACAAAGCAAACACCACTTGGTGAAGCTGATCAAATCCAAAAGTGGATGGAAGATCAAGCAAACCCAATGGAAGTGTTTAAGCGTCATTCATTCGAAGATATGAAAAATAATCTTCAATCATTCCTTTCCCCTGAGGATGAAACAACTGGAGAGACCTCAGACGATCTCCCTTTTGATAAAGGGGGGTCTCAAAATAATTACGCAGTGAAGGCTCCCCAAAAAGAAAGCAAAGTTGATAAATTTGATGAATTATTCAGCTAATGCCTAGAGGAAAGAAAGCATCACTGACAGCTGCCGTCTCCCAGGAATTAAGGTCTAACTTTGATCTTGGAAAGTTTAAGGAAAAGAAAATGCTTAACTCTAATGTTAAGTTTAAGGATCAACAATGGATCCCACTTTCCCAAGCATTCCAAGATGTGACCTCAATTCCTGGGATTCCTCAAGGACATATTGTTTTACTTAGAGGACACTCGGACACGGGTAAAACAACAGCTTTGATTGAAGCTGCTGTTGCAGCCCAGAAACGTAAAATTCTTCCAGTATTTATTATTACTGAGATGAAATGGAGTTGGGAACATGCCCAACAAATGGGGTTAGAACTTGAAACCGAAGTCGATGAAGAGACTGGTGAAATTCTAAATTATAGTGGCCAATTTATTTATGTGGATCGGGAAACTATTAATTCTATTGAAGATGTAGCTGCATTTATTTTAGATTTGTTAGATGAACAAAAGAAAGGTGATTTACCTTTTGATTTATTATTCTTATGGGATTCAATTGGTTCAGTACCTTGTGAAATGTCTATCAAGTCTAATAAAAATAACAATGAGTGGAATGCGGGTGCAATGTCTACGCAATTTGGTAATAATGTAAACCAACGTATTACTCTTTCACGTAAAGAAAGTAGCCCTTATACTAATACTCTAGTTTGCATTAATAAAGTTTGGACTGCTAAACCAGAATCACCAATGGGTAAACCCAAATTGATGAATAAAGGTGGATATGCTATGTGGTTTGATTCAACGTTTGTGGTAACATTTGGTAATATTATGAATGCTGGTACATCTAAAATTAAAGCAATTAAAGATGGTAAGCAGGTAGAATTTGCTAAGCGTACTAACTTACAGATTGATAAAAACCATATTAATGGTGTTACTACACGAGGTAAGATTGTTATGACACCCCATGGGTTTATTAATGATGATGATAAAGAAATCAAACAATATAAATCTGATCATGCTCAAGCGTGGGCTAAGGTTTTAGGAGGTACTGATTTTGATATTATATCCGAAGACCAAGAAGTACAAGATATTTCACACTTCGAAAAAGAACCCGAATAATGATTAAAAAAGATTACTTAAAGATGCTCAATAATCTTGAGCAAGGGGAGGAGTCTGTGAAACCCGGACAACATGATAGAGTTATTTTTATAGATGGCCTTAATTTATTTTTAAGGAATTTTGCAGTACTGAATTTTGTAAATTCAAGTGGTAACCATATAGGAGGTTTAGCAGGCTTCCTTCGCTCTTTAGGTGCTCTTATAAATCAAATCCAACCTACTACTATGTACGTAGTATTCGATGGGGTAGGTGCTTCCACTAATAGGAGGTACCTACTCCCCGAATACAAATCGGGTAGGAATACTAATCGTATTACAAATTGGGATGCTTTTGATGATATTGATGAAGAAAATGATTCAAAAGTTGATCAGATCACTAGACTTATACAATATCTAAAATGCCTACCAGTTAAAGTAGTATCGATTGATAAATTGGAAGCAGATGATATAATTGCCTATATGTCTAAGGACATGGCTAAACGTTTTGATACGAAATCATATATTGTTTCTAGTGATAAGGACTTCCTTCAATTAGTAGATAAAAATGTTACAGTTTATCGCCCTATAGAAAGAGAATTTTATGACGTTGCTACTGTAAAACAAAAGTTTGGTATTATCCCTGAAAACTTTATACATTATAAAGTTCTATTAGGGGATGCTTCCGATAAAGTACCAGGAGTTAAAGGATTAGGTAAAAAAGGTGTACTTAAAAGATTCCCTGAATTAGCAGGTGAAGCTATGCCATTTGATAAGTTATATGATTTAAGTGTAGAACGCTTAAAAGATAGTGTAGTATTTGCTCGGATAGTCCAGGACTGGGAAAAATTGCTTAACACCAGAAAAATTATGGATTTGGAAAATCCAATGGTATCTGAAGAAGAAAAGGCATTTCTTTCTCAATTCCCATTGGAACCACTTAATGAGCTTCGTATCTTGGAATTCATGGGTTTATATAGTGAAGATGGATTAAACCATCATATTAAAAATACAGAATTTTGGCTAAAGGATACATTTACACGATTAATATATTAAGGTTTTGACACTCAATTCGCTCACCACATATGGCGCAGCCTTTCAAGTAAAGGTTTTATCTTCACTTCTCACGCATAAGGAGTTTCTCCAACAAATGCATGATGTATTAAGTGAAGAATATTTTGATAATCAAGCACACAAATGGATTGTCCAAAATATTTTAGATTACTACGAACAATATCATACTACTCCTACAATGGAGGTATTGAAAGTAGAAATGAAGAAAGTTGAAAACGAAGTACTACAACTTTCAATTAAAGAACAATTACGTGAAGCTTATCAATCCTCTAAATCAGATTTAGAATATGTTGAAGAGGAATTTTCAGCATTTTGTAAAAATCAACAGCTTAAAAAAGCACTTTTAAATAGTGTTGACTTGCTTAACTCAGGTGATTTTGAATCCATTAGAGGATTAATTGATAATGCTTTAAAAGCAGGTAATGATAAAAACATAGGACATGAATATCTTAAAGATACAGAAGCACGTTACAGAGAAGATGCTAGAAAAGTGGTCCCTACACCTTGGGAAAAATTTAATGAATTTATGCAAGGGGGTCTGGGCAACGGAGATTTTGGTCTTATATTTGGTAACCCTGGAGGAGGTAAGTCGTGGACTTTGGTTGCTCTTGGTGGATACGCCGTGAAGATGGGGTATAGTGTACTGCACTATACTTTAGAACTTGGCGAGGATTATGTAGGGCGCCGCTATGATGCATTTTTCACAGGTAAGCCAGTAGATACGCTATTTAAAAACCGAAAAAAGATTGATGAAGTTGTAGAACAATTACCTGGTCAACTAATAATTAAAGAATTCTCACCAGGAATGGCTACAGTTAACACTCTTCGTTCACATATTCAAAAATGTCAAGATTTAGGATTTGCACCTGATTTAATTATTGTTGATTATGTAGATCTGCTTTCATCAAAGAAACGAGTTAGTGATAGAAAAGGAGAAATTGATGATATTTATCTAAGCACTAAAGGTCTTGCTAAAGAATTACAACTACCTATTTGGTCAGTTTCTCAAGTAAACCGCTCTGGAGCAAAAGATGATGTTATTGAAGGTGATAAAGCAGCTGGTAGCTATGATAAAATGATGGTTACTGATATTGCTATATCTCTTTCACGTAAAAAGGAAGATAAAATAAACGGAACAGGAAGATTTCACATTATGAAAAATAGATACGGAATGGATGGAATGACATATTCAGTAGTAGCCGATACTTCTACAGGGCATTTTGAGGTTACAGACCACCATTTTGATGATAGTGATAGTCCTGCCCCTGTCCAACAATTACCTGGTACTAATCTTAATACTTTAGATCGAGACACATTAGCTGAACAGTTTTTCTCATTAAACACTTAAATAAAATTAAAAACATGCCCCAAAAGAACTTAAAAGAGGAAAGAATTGTCTATAAACCCTTCGAATATCCCGAAGCGGCTGACTACTGGCTTAAACAACAACAAGCCCATTGGATTCACACAGAAGTCCCAATGATG